TTTCACCTTTTCACCAACAAAGGAAAGGTCTTTATCTTTTGTAGCGACACCAGCAAGGCGAGGTTTAAGTTTGAAAGACACCTCGTTCCACCTTTTCATTTCTATGTTAGGAGTAAAGTCAGCGGAGTTTACATCACCTAAAGTTATTTTTATTTCGTCTTTTGGTTCGCCTTTGTACTTATCCAGTTCGGCATTTTTAACTATATCCCTTTTAAGTGAAGCTCCTTCCATTTGATATTTGGCTTTTATTTCAGTAGCGAGTTCGTATTTTGCCGTCAGTTTGTCTTTGGAAACTTCATTGGACGCACCAAACATCAAACTCCCTCCAACTCCGAGGATTGCTATAGCTCCCAATGCTATAAGTATTTTTTTCATACTATTCTCTAACCCAAATTCTACTTATGTTTATATAAAGAAAATTTGGCGTACCTGTAACAGTACCGGTTTCGATGTTTGCGCCTTCTAGTGCCGTAAATGTACCATTCGATTGAATAGCGATAGTGGATGTTGCCGTACCACAGGTTATTTGATTTGAATCATTATCTTGCGCGTCTGTAAGATTCACCACAATCGAAGTTCCTCCCCAGACAGAACAAGTTATAGAGATTGCGGAGTATCCATCAGGTTCGGAAGGGAGTCCTATAAGTTTCGCCGAAGAAAATCCGTTAAAGAAAGGAGCTGATGTCGAAGAAACCCTAAATCTTAATCCGCTTTTTGAAGGAATCACTATCGGGTCGTTGTTTGTTGAGGTTGCAATGAGAAACTGATTATCTGATAGGTCAAGAGCGACTTGACCCCTTGTACCCATTATTGGCGCATCTCCTTGAGGAATTGTTAAATATCCTGTGGAAGTTATGTGAAGGTTCGTTGTTGTGGCCTCTGTGGTAGTAGCGAATCGGACAAAGAGTCGGTCAATCGTGGATGAGGACGTAGTAAGAATCCCCACGGCGGTTGAAGTAGGACGAATTGCAAATTGACTTTCAAAACTCCAGTTAGAGCCAGTGCCTGCTCCAGAATCAGCGTCAACCCCATCGCAAAGTCCCGCGCCTCCAGTGATTGTAGCACAATCAGGAGTCAGAACGCCTGCGGTATTTATCAATCCCGTACCCAAAAGATTTGTGAAATGTTGAGAGTTAATTCTCAAAGCTCCTACATTTTGAGTTCCCGTGGTAGTAGCGTGAGTGGATGTAGAAAGCGTTGAAATAAGATTATTGATTGTTTGTATCCCAGTCCAAGTATTCGGATTCGCCAAATTAAGCCCGATAGTTCTTGCCGTACTTCCGTTGTACGTTCCTGAAAAGGTAAGAGTCCCGTCAGTCGCTGTTAAATCAGCTAGATTTGAACCAAGAGCAATACCTGAAATAGTGGAATTGGTCAGATCTGTGTTAGCAACCGAAGCGCAAATCGCCACCCCTAAAGCCGATAGAGAGCGCGGGAATTGATTAGTACACGAAGTTCCTGTGTATTCAGCTAAAATTCCTCCTGCTCCGGCCTGAACCAAAGCAGAAGTAAGACCGTCAAAATCCACTTGTCCTGACACGTTAAGAGTTGTTGAAGTTGCGTCTGTGGAAGTCGCATTTCTTGCAAACAACCCCTGAAAAGTTGAAGAAGCGGAAGTTACGAGTAGTCCTATGGTCGTTGTGGGGGCTAGAGAGAGGTTCCCCGTGGAGTTTGCGGCGTTCATATCCCACGTCTTCCCGTATCCAAGAGCGTTTTGTTTAGCGTTAAACGTAACCCAATCAGCCGCCGCTAGGCATCCGAACACACCCGAGGTAGCGGTATCACACGCCATATCGTCTCCCGTGAGAGTAAGCCCGACTCCTCCGGTTAAATTCGTATCGGCAGAAATATCTATTCCTGAAATACTTGTTGAATCGTGAAGATGCGAGTTATCAGTAACTGCTATCGCAGAAAGCGTTCCGGTAACGTCTCCGCCTACTGCAAGATCGGCTACGTTTGCATCTGTAATACACGCGGTACAAGTTATGGTTACGCCTCCGGGAAGCGTTGCTGCGCCGGATACGTTAAGAGTATTAAACATCGTATGCCCGGAAACCGAAAGCACGCTTGTAGTGGCTTCTGTCGTGGTGCCATATCTGACAAACAATCTGGCTATGGATGACGAAGCAGTATGTAAGGTTCCCGCGCTAAAGGTTTGTAAGCCAGTCCACGTGTTCGCGTTTCCTAAATTAAGTCCAATGGTACGCGCTGTTTGGCCATCGTAAGCCCCTGAAAAGGTCAAGGTGCCATCTGTTGCCGTGAGATCAGCCAAATCTACGTCTGTTGCCACTACCGTTGCACACGTAGCCGCGCCGAGCGCAGAGAGAGAACGGACATACTGATTCGTACATGAGGTTCCAGCGTATTCGGCGGTTATTCCTGTAGCTCCGGTTTGAACAAGAGCAGAGGTAAGCCCGTCTACATCTAACTGTCCTGTCACATTAAAATTTGTCGTGGTTGCGTTTGTAGTAGTTGCTTCTTTTACAAATAACCCCTGAAAAGTTGAAGAAGCGGAAGTGATAAGAAGTCCCACGGTTGTGGTTGGTGATAATGAGATTTGTCCAAGGGAATTAGCGGCGTTGAGTTCAAAGGTCTTACCGAAATCAGCACCGCCGCCTCCGCCTGCGCCAGTTGCGTCTGTCCCGCAAGAAAAAATACCTGAAGTTGAGGATTTCACGTCACAGTTCGCGGCATTAAGGGCAGATACCGTAAGATTAGTTGTAGAAGCATTTTGAGTATAAATCCGAAGCCACGTTCTTAAAGGAGACGTACTACCAATTTCGTAGGTATTATCAAGAAATGGTAATATATTCTGTTCGTATCTTGTCGAAGGCAAAGCAAAAGTAACAGAAGGTATCAAAAGAAAAACTATAGCAAGAAGTTTTTTCATATTGAGTAGAAAAATCCTAGTTGACTTCCAGAACCGGGAGCATTAACTACTGTTAATGTTAATGTAGTTCTATCGGCACCACTTATAGTAAACCCGTTATTTTCAAATAAAATAGAGGGAAAATCAGAGCCAACAACAAAATGAGCTTTACGATTGTATGGTACTGTAAAAGTCAAAGTAGAACCATCTGTTGAAGTCGAAAGGTCTTTCATATAACTTATATCACCTCCTCCGCCTACATTCTCAAACTGCATACCAACAGGGTTTTTACCTATTTCGTCTACTGCTCTCATTATAGCTTCAAGTCCTTTTATTTGTGAGGGGTCAATCTTTTTTAATGCAGAGTTGATTTTAGCGATAACTTCTTCAGGAGTATCAGGCGAACCATTTTGACCATCTCTACCCGCGGGACCTATAATAGATTTCCCGTCTTCACCATTCTTACCATTCTTTCCCGGTCTCCCTGTTTCACCCTTTAATCCTTGAAGTCCTTGTTCACCTCTAGTTCCTTGTATACCTTGTTCTCCACCTTCTCCTTTTTCTCCTTTTTCACCCTTATCTCCTTTAATAGTTACCAATTCAGCCCCTTTAATTTCAACTTTCATCTCTGTCGGGAACTCTTCTGGTTTTGGTGGTTCTTTTTTACTAATATCCTTTAGGAACTTATTTGTTATAAGTCCGGCACTCTTTATCTCTTCGAGCTTCCGTACTACCATTTCAGGATGATGAATATCGTCTTTTAAACTATCAATAGTTTTTATGGCTTCTTGGAGATTTCTAATAGTTCCTGTAAATCCTAATGTTTCAGTAGATTTATCTCGTGTGGAATTTTGAAGTTCTTGTAATTTAATTCTAAGTTCATCAAGTTTCTGATTTGTTTCAGAAATACGCTGAATAGTCCCATCAGAGTTGATGGCGAGTTTTTCTTCTGGGGATTGGTGAATAAGGTGTTTCATTTTGTTATAGAAATACTAACTTGTCCGGTCTGTAAAAAATGTTTATTTCTCGGACGTCCCCAAGTGTCTGTTTTTTTATGACAATCCTTACAAAGAGTTCTACCATTATTTATATCCCAAAATTCTTGACAATTCATGGCGTCATCTAAGGAACTTATATTATTCTCATAGAAAATTTGAGCAAAAGTTTTAGGATAATGGTCTACATTTAACTCTGCTCCTCTTTGTTTACATTGTTGACAAGTATAGTTATCACGTTCAAAAATAGTTTTCCTCCATTGTTTATATTCAAGTAGTATTCTAATTTGGTCTAATAAAGGAGTTACTCCACCTTTCCAATTTGAACCGTTTCCCCCTCGGTTTGCCAAACTTAAATTCTTACGATGTTCGGTAGTAAAAATCTTATTACGTAATTTCTCTATAGTCTCTAAAGTTGGATGAGTTCCCAAACGTGCAAGTGAGAATTTCTTTCGAGTTTCTTCAGAAAATGTTCTTCCTTTAAGTTTTTCACTCATTTTTTTCTTACTTTCTTCAGTATGTTTTCTACCAGAGAATGATACTTTTCTTCCTATATCTTTTGCGTACGTACTCATTTTCTTTTTTGTCTCTTCAGAAAGTTTTTTTCCGAGCCAATATTTAATTCCACCATTTTTATAGTATTTTTTAATTGTTTCACTAATTTTCCTTCTAGAGGCATCTGAAAACTTGTATCCTGTATGAAGAAGAGATAACTTTTTTCTCGTTTCGAAAGAATGCAAATACCCTAAAGTTTCCTTTCTTTTTAGTCTACTTTCACTCATTTTCTTACGAGTTTCGTCTGTATGATGTCTTCCCGTGAACATATTGACTTTTTTGTATTTATACTATATAATTATAGCATACTTATATGTATTTTATCTACTGGTTATTCATAGTCCTCGTATTCTCCGTGTTTTTACTGGGAGCGATTATGGACTTTTCTCGGTTTCTCTGGAGAAAATTTCAGAAAAAAGTTTAAGAATCGCTGTCTGTTGAGCCGGAGCTAATCCTTCAAGAACAGGGGACACTTTTGTTAAGGCATCTATTGCTTTTGCGGCTGTTATCTTAAATGGTACTGATTCAATAGCTCGTCGTGCAGCTACTCCAGCTATTGCTCCATAAATACTACCACCAAAATAGCCTCCAAGTCCTCCTCCAATAAAATCTCCAAAACTCAATACTTGATTACCGGCTTTTCTTGCTATTCTCTCAAGGAGTCCATCTCTAAAACGGATTTCATTTGAAAGTTCTGTAAATAGTCTACGAGTTCCTTCTGGGGCTTTATTTTTTACTACTTCTCTTAAATTATTTGCAAATTGTTTAAGAATGATTTTATCTGAACTCAATTGTCCTCCCAAAAACGCTCTATCTCCAAGAGTTCTATCTACGAGTTGTCGTAATCTGTTTGCTTCTTCAAGAGTTAATGACGATTTAGATAATAACTGTTTGGTTTGAGGCGCTAACCTCATTACAATTGTCTTTATGTCGTCTCGTTTAAGTAAAGCTCCTTGAGCTTCAGGAATTTTAGCAAGATTATCGAGAAAACTATTAGTTCCGATTGTTATTTTTGCTCCTGATTTTCTTGCCGCTGAAGAAAGAGCAGAATTGATTTTATTGCTTAATACCTCTACCGCAGATGATGATTCGTTAAAATGAGTGTTAGCTGACTTTAACGCTGACTTATTTTGTACTACGTATTTTGCAAAATCATCCACTTTATCTTTTGCAATATCGTTTAATACTTGTGATTTATTTCTACTCAAAGCACTATTAACAAACCGTGCTGGTAATTGCTCAATTTGTTTACCGATAGCTCGTAATCCAGCTCCTGCAATCGGTAAAGCGGCTCCAACGGCTCCACCGACGAGTGTACTTTTTGTTACGTCTTTTATACCTCCTCCTTCTGATATTGCTTTTGTACCACCAAGACCCGCACCAAGTCCTATAGTTTTTAATAAACGACTTGTAAAGTTGCCTGTAGTTCCAACTCCTTTTGTACCAGCTACTGTCAATCCTATATTAGCAACGTCTCCTAATACCTGTTTCGGAGAAGGTGCTGATATATCGTAAAACTGAGAATTATCTTGTTTTCCAAGTAAACCTTTTGTTTTTTCAAACGCTAAACCTCCAAGTGTTCCGATTGCCTGTCCAACTTGTTCTCCAGGGAAAACTTTATTAACAATGTTAGTAGTTTTTTCGAGTACACCTTTTTTAGGTTGTATAACTTCTGGTTGTACTACAGATACAGACTCTCCTGACGTTTGTACCATATCTTGATATTGAGGATATTTTACAAGCATTTTTTGTCCTAATTCAGCATCAGGAATATCACTATACTGTGGGTATTTTTGTTTAATAGTTTGTCCAAATTGTTCTAATGTTTTAGTCATCGGATTCCTAATGGGTCGTTATTTGTAACTGCTTGTCCTCCGCTTAATTGAAGATTTCTAATCACTGTTGCTCTGTTAGAATCTTTTTGTGCAAGAGTTCCCGCAGTATCCCCCGGTTGTGGGAAGTACTGACGTTCTGCATTAGCGAACTCTTGGTCACTAATTACAGCACCTGACTCACGACGTAAAACAGCATTAACAAAATTCCTTTTTGCTTGCTCGAACTGTTGTCTATCTGATGACTGAAGTATATTAGGAAGATATTGGCCACCATACGAACTTACTCCAGTAAATTTATTTCCTATACGGTCAATAATACTGTCTGCTTCTACCATTCGGGTTGCATATCCAAGAGCACTCCTCTCAGAATCAGTTAAGGGTTTTCCAGTAACGGCTGATTTATTCGCCAAATCTTTTTCAAAAGCTAATTTTTGTTGGTCTTGAGCATACTTCAACCCAAATTGCCTTTTATCTTCTTCAAACTTTTTAGTAGCCAAATCTTGTTCAAATTGTGTCTGTTGTCCAGCAGTTGCTATTTTAGATTGAGATAACGCAAATTCGTTAACGTACCGAGCATCTTCTCGCACTTGCTGTTGCATTTTATCTTGTCTTGCTAATTGTTCACGAGATATATCCACTGCGGATTGTCGTTTGGCTTGTAAATTTGCAAGTTGTGTCTGAAGTGGAACTGCTTGAGAACCTAAAGCGCCCATTTTTGCAATTGCTTGTCTTTCAAGCGCTGAAGACTGCCCTGTAATAAACGGAGTCGCTATTTGTTGATCTTGTATATTAGCAATACCTAAATCTTTACTCGCGTTTATGTTTGCTTGTTGTTTTATTAAAGTATCGAGCTGACCCCTTAAAGCTGTCTCCTCGGTAGTAGGAGATAGTGTCCCTAAATAAGTATTAAAAAGTGCATCAGAACCGCCTAAACCACCAGGATACTGACCTTGTAAGCTACCCATACCACCACCGCCAGAAGGTCCAAAACTGCCCGTAGAAGCGCTTTGAGGCGGAGTACCACCTGTTACACCAAAACTTTTGTTTCCGAGGTTGTACGAGGTGTTAAAGGCCGTTTTCTGCTCGGGACTAAAAGAGGAAATATCAAAAGTTTTAGGAGTTGTTTGTCCTTGAAGTGCTTGGGTCTGTCCTGGGAGAGGACTTAGCTTTGGAGCTGTTGCGCCTTGCGTGAATTGTCCGCCTTGAAAAGTACCAGTAGGCGTTTGAGTTGTTTGATATCCTTGAAGTGTTTGAGGTGATACACCAAATTTTGCCGCTTGTTCAACTAAAGAAGGACTTCCTGATAACTGTCCTTGTAGGTTTGAGGAAACAATAGTTCCTTGAGGATTTTGAGGGTTGATTGTTCGAGAAATAGTTTCTCCTGTTCTTGCGCCTTCAGTTAACGCTCGTTGAAATGGCGATACATCTCCAAAAACAGTCTTTCCTTTCGTAAGATAATTCAGTCCTTCAGTAGCAGGGTTGATTTCAGAGAGAGCTTCAAAGTTACCAGTGAATTGAGCTTTAGGAATTTGATAAAGTGTCCCTCCATATCGTACATACGCAGAATCAGCTGTATTTGTTCCTGCTGGTCCTCCACCTCTAAAAATCTGTCCTTCATCAGGAACATCTACATCTATATTTTGATAAGGGATTTGATAGCGAGCCATTATGGTTTTTCTAATTTACTAATTCTTAACTCGTGGTCTTCAACTATTTCAAGTAAAGATTGAATTACTGCCGCAATATCGTTATCGTTCATACCCCTGACAACCTCAAGAATAGTTTTTCCCTTTACATCAACCTTCTCTTTTGTTTTTGTTTCAATGATACCCATAATTATTTTTTATGTGGACATTTGCCATAAAAACCTTTTGCCATATTACAATTATGGCAAAGAATTTGAAATCCATCAGGGAATCCTTCTCTAATAATCCATCTATATAACCCCGACCCTTTCTTTTGTGGGTCAGTGAGTCGTTCTTGCCTACCACCTCCGTTTATATGATCTATACAAAGGAATTCATAGGTAATTTCTCCGCAACAATTACAACTCATTGTTCCATTCGAATAGTATTTGAAAACCGCAAGACGGCATTTTAATCTCCATTTCTTCATTGTTTCGTTTGACTTTATACGAACATAGTCCTTATTTTTGTTTCGCCATTTTTTATGTTCCGTTTTCCTATATTCAATATTTTTTTCTCGCCATAAAGTATCTCTACAAGTTGTTGAACAAAAAATTTGATGAGGATGTCTAAAACTCGTCTTAAATTTTTTAGTACATTTCTTACAATTTTTCACCATGTGTTCGTAATTAAAAGCGAAGTAGCAGATGTTGAAATGCCAGCCTTTCTTGTAACTGTTCCTACACTTGTTGCTATGGCACCAAACGTATTAGAAAGATAGTATTGAGTTCCTACTGTGAGTCCCGTAAACCCAGAGACCTCTGAATCGAGCATTACTATTCCCGTATCTAATCCCGCAACCGCGACCTTCATAAATCCTATAAAAGCATTTGATTCGTCTGTTGTACGAGCGGAGGCATTGTAAATACGTCCTGCGACTGTGGTAGTAAGGAGTTCAAATTCTAAGCGACCACTTGCAGTTTCAGATGACCATCCATTAGTAGAATCCCATCCAACTATACCTCCGCCACTATAACTAACATTATCATCAGAACGAACTCGATAAGCGTTTGTATTGTCTAATGTCCCTGTTCGTTCTAAAACAATAAAGTATTTTGTGTTTGCCGTGATATTTACTTCTGAATCAAGAGTAAAAGTATATTCGACATAACCTGTTGTGATGGACGAACCCGCAAGTGTCGCAGAACCAAGAAACGTCCCATCAGGAGCTCCTGCGGAATTCGACTGAATACCGACTTTAATACTATCTGTAGGCGTTCCAACTTTTTTTAGAAACACTTTTATTTTAGAAGTTCGAAATCCAAAAGTTTCTTGAATCGCCTGTCCTTTTTTCGTTCCTTGTGTTGTTGGAGGTGGTGCTGTAGCGCCAACTGCTTGGTCACCGGGTGCCCCCGTACTATTTACATCACGTTTTGAAAGGTCCGCCGCGGCATCCTCTAAAAATACTGCCGCGTTTATCGCGATTGATTCCCCTGCGGTATACGTTTTTTCCGAAGGCGCACGAATAGCGATATTTGCCTGTGTACCGGAAATAGTAACCTGTTGGAATTTTGCAATGCCCGTCTTTAATACATACGCAGGTGCGTTATCGGGATTTGAAACAAAATTGGCAGGAGTAGACCCCCAAAAAGTATCCCCGTCCGTCTCCACATGAAACGAATTTGCGGTTGTGGTGTCGGGGATGTCAAGAGAATCAACCGATATGGCGAAGTTAAATTCTCCAGTAGTGGGAGTGAGTTTCCAGCCGGTAGAAGCAGAAACATAATTTGCCGATTGTAAGTATCCTTGTTGTATCTGAATAGGTTCAGTAGAATTTCTCATTGTTAATTTAACAATACTAGAAACAACATCCTCAGTAGGAACTTCTGATTCAGGCAAAGTATACAATTTTAGTTCTTTTGATTCTGCCATACTATGTTGATTCGTCCTCCCAAAGTTCAACAGTAAATATAATTGGGAGTGCTACTGGTAAAGGATTTGTGGATGTCCACGCAAGTTCTAACATAAAGTTATTCTGTCCAAGACAATTTTTTAGTTCTGTTCCTTTGTAAATCACTTTTCGTTTTGAAGGATAGTTCGTATTATTGATAACTGTTAAAGCTACATTCGAAGATAAATCATCAAGATAGATTTTCGGTGTTATAATTGTATTTGCGGCAACTGCTCCCGCAAAAGGAATTGAAACTTTAGTAATACTAAATTTCTGCCCGATATTAAAGTTCCAACGCATATATGATACGAGAGTTCCTGTTGTGCTATATTGGTCAATTCCATAGGTAGTTGGCATTTCATTGTGAAACCCACGCCGGAATAAGACGGGGCGCGATATTACTCGCTTGTAAAACATACTTCAAAGCACTTACCGTTGGCGAAGTACCAGTAGATGTTGTTTTCATTACATTATGAAGACCTGCTGGAATCCGAGAATCTTTTGAACCCCATGCCCACACGCAACCTGCAACAGCTGGATTTGTTGTAAATCCTCCCCAGACGATTCTACTTCCTAAAGCGTCTACAGCTCCAGCAAAAGGTGGTAAACCTTCCTCTTGGAACACAATCTCCGAAACCGACTCACCACCGATATATTTCAATAATCGAACTCCATTTTGAGCGTTCCCTGTCCAAACATAAATTGCACCATTTACATTCAAACATGCTGTTGCAAGAGGATCAGTAAAAAATATCGGTCCAAGGTAGAATGAAACTGTATCTGTCGGGTCCCATAAAACGAATGCTGATTTCCCTTGATTAACTGTAGTATCAACAGTATAAATTCCCGTAATAAACAAACTCTTTGAAAAACTTTCGATTGATGTCGGATAGAATCCAAACGGCAAATCAAGTGCATTATAAGCAGATACCACCGTAGTTCCGTTAGTATCACCTTCGTCTGTTACCTTTTTCGTATTGATTCTGTGAACTAACCCTTGACCATTGATAAAATCTAAGAAGTAGAGCGAGTTATCGCCGTGAACATGAGCAACATGATTTGGCATTGAAACCGAACGCAACGTTGGGTATGTGGTGTTAGTAAGAGCTGTTTGAGTACCAAGTGTTGCACCTTTCCACGCGTTATCCACAAGCGTGGGAGAATTATTCAATGGTCCATAACGTGAAACGTCATCAGTTGAAGCACCTGTCCCAAAAATGTAAATATAATTATTGTAGTACTCTGCCCATGTTGCTGTACCTCCAGCAACTGTTCCAATAAGGGTCTCTGACGCTAAAGATGAATTATAAGAAATGAGTCGTCCATTTGATAACACAACGTATGTTAAGGTATTTTTAGGATTATTTAGTATCCGCACCACTTGTGAGGTTACATTTGCTCCAGAAAAGACAGCTGACCCCACAGGTACACAAAATCCTGATGTTCGAGTATCAGTTGAAAGTATGGGCAAATCGGGATCAACGGCAGTTGACGCATTAAAAGTTCCCTCAGTCCCAAAATACTGGCTTGCCGACCACCCTTTGAAAATTTGATTGATAGGAAGTTTCATAACTCTACAAAAAGATTAGGATTTGAAATCTCTTCTTCTTCTCCCGGATCTAACACAGCATTTCCTTTACTTCCGTGGTCTCTTTTCATTTGTTCGTACCCTTCTTTGAACATTTTGTCATATAATTGTGCTTTAGAAGAATTTGGTTCAACTGACGTAAAGTAAATTTTGAGTGCCTCAAACACTGGTAACTGATTATGGGGTTCAGGAATCAATGAAACTTCTCCTATAATGTATGCCGCCGCGGCTCCAGTTGTTAAAGATGTTCCATTATAAGTTCTACGTAAAATAAGAGTTGTTGAGGAAGTTACAGCGTCAATTTCATACCAATATCCATCACCTGATGAAGCCGCAGTATTTGAATGAGTCACTCGTAACCATCGTCCTGCCATAGGAGTTGTCCATGCAGGTGTTCCTGAACCAGTTACTGATGTGGAACTATTTGTGATTATATCTATATTTCCTGTAGTATAATCCGCTATTGACAAATCTCTTGCTATTCGTCGCGCATTGATACTAACCACATTGCTAGTTGATGGCCGTGGCAATATCTCAATCGCGTCATCATAGACAAAATAATGTGTAGGAATGTCTGAAGACCTTTGAACCTCGTTCAATCTATCCCACTGTGTTCGAGACGAAATCTCTTTAGGTACATATCGGTAACTTCCTGCTGTTATGTAGATACTCTGCGGTTTATAAGTATAGACAGGAAGCATGTACCGTTGAGTCAAGACCGTATGCGTTCCTGATTGACTTCCTGAAGTATTAACTGCTGTTCCACCAATTGTGGTTGACACTTGAAATGCATTAGCTGTCAAACCTGCCACAATAACATAATACGTAGTTCCCGCCGTAAGACCTGTTGGAAGAACACCTGTTGTCGAGAAATACACTGCCGTATCAATACTGAATTTATGTGCCGTTAAGGTGAAAACTGCTGGCGAGGCAATTGTTACAGTAACCGTACTTGCTACTGAGGAAAGATTATACTGTTTCCACAAAAACGGCCAATCACGAGATGAGATGATTCGTTTTTCTGAATCGTTCATAAGGGAATCCAACAATGTAAGAGTTGCTGACGCAGAGTTATTGCATAGATTTCCTGCTAAGTTCCTACGGCCAGTATAAGTAAGCATAAACTATTTTTTTCTTGGATTATTCTCTCTGAATAAACTCCAACCCACTTTTTTATGACATTCCTTACACAAAGTACGACCATTGTCTATAGCGAAACGAAGTTCTGGAAACAAAGAAAAAGGTTTTATATGGTCAGCTTCAAGTTTGCTTCCATGTTTTTTACCCCCAAAAATACAATGATAGTTGTCTCTTTCAAAAACTGATTTTCTCCAAAGTTTGTATTCTAACGATTCTCTAATCATACTGTTTCTTGACGTGACTCCTCCTTTCCAAGCCCAATGTTTTTCACCATATATTGAAGATTTTTTTCCTTTATTCCCCGGAATCATCCCTTTATGTACATCACTAAGTTTTTTTCTTATCTCAAAAGAACGTTTTTTTCCTATATTTGCTATTCTAATTTTCTCTATAGTTTCTTTTGATAAAGGTTTTTGTTTCCCTTTCCAAAATCGAGCATGATTTTTTCTGATTTTTGCTTTTATGTACTCTGAAAGTTTTTCTCCTTTTTGTGCCATACTAGAATTATAGACCAATCTGTTTACTCTTCCAACGCTCCTCTAAGTCTAAGACAAATGTTTCTCGCAATTTCAATTTCTTTTCCTTTTCAGTAAGTTCATAGAAGTACTCATCGAGTTTATCTTGTTTTGCTATAAGTCCATAGTATATTTCTTTTTTTTGCTCAATTTGTTTCTCAATACTTACTAGTTCTGTCAACAATCCCGATTTCTTATCGGTTATATCTTTAGAAAACTGTTCAAATTCTTTCAATTTCTTTAACTTTTCTGGGTCATAATTTTCTCGGACATTATTGAGTTTCTGAGTAATTTCTCGCCAAAATCTACGCAATCGAACATTAGTATCTACTAATTCGTCATTCTGCTTTTTCAAACTCGACTCGGCTTCTTTTTGAGAAAGAAGTTTCACTTAATTCGTATTTCGTTTAGGAATTATATCTGCCCAATATGATCCATTTCCTCCAACAACAGAAAAACTAACCCGAACATAGTTTCCTATGCCTTCAGGAAGAATAATCATCTTTGTTGAAGTTCCTACTTTTCCAGGATTCCAACGATGAATAGGAGTTGACGAAGAGTGTTCAACAAATGCACTTGGAACTGTGAACCCAAGAATAGTTGTTGAGGCAATGTCTTCTCCAAAGAAGTCAACATTATCTAACGAATATTCAACAGACCAGTTAAGAGTCGCACCTACAGTTGTAGGAGCAAACTGAAGATACATATAGTTTTTATCAGAACTTCCAACATACTCGGTCTGTGTTGAAGATGCATTTCCTATCCAAATACGCGAATATGATGTAGTAGCGTTATTTGTTACGTTTTGGAAAGGAAGAGTACTAGTAGCTACTCCGGTTGCCTTCCCAGGATCAGTTCCGTCAGTAGTAAAAGCAGTTGTAGCTTGTGCTGTTGGAATATCTCTCGTAGTCGTTACACCAACAAGGATTAAAGCACTAAAGAGCAAACAATATAGTAATTTTTCTAGTCGTGACATACTATTTACTTTTATTTACTTTTTTCTCGACCTTCAAATCTTCAAACTCTTTTTCGACTTTTTTTCCTTTTGTAGTTACTTTAGCTTCAACTGGTAACGAGACAACAGGAACTTCCTCTTCTAGAAAACACTTATTCTCTAACTTAGCGCGTTCTAATCTATTTGAAGTAACTAACCGAGCCAAGTCCATTTCTCTATCTACGAGATGTTTACAGAAGTGATCTGCTTTGTAATCCTCTAGCATAATCGATTCTCCCGCCTTGAAGGTATAGGGAACTCCACCATATCCATGAATGAATTCTCTATCGGTGAAGTTAATAAATTTCTTTGCTTGCATAATGATTATTAGTTGTTAATTTTGACCCCATCTCTGTCTTGTACAAGCAAGACAGAGTGGGGTCACAAAGTTAATCTATTCGAAGGTAAATAAGGGCGTACTCAGTCGTAATACCGGTAGCCATATGTTCACCGCCAATGTTGGTAGCCGCAATTGCTGGCGCCATTGAACCAGACGTGCCGCCGGCTAGTGAACCAACGACTTTACCTGCCACACCCGTTCCCGTAAAGAGAACCGAGCAAGCACCTTTTGTCTGAAGCCATCCAAAACCGTCAGCGGCAATAACTCGGGGTGCAACACCAACAATAACTCCAGTAGGAGTACCCGGTTCAACAACAACTTCGTCGTAAGGATGTTTGACAATAATGAATTTTGAAGCCGTAGTAAGAGCTATAAGCAAAGGGTCTTCAAGTTCAATACTACCTAATGTTGCCGCTACAGTAGCGGTATTGCTTTTAATTCGATAGAGATACCCTTGGCCTGGGGTAACATTCACTGAAAGATATCCTTCAGCGAATTGATTTACCGCCCAAGTTGTAGAGGTTGAGGTTACAACTGTTGTACCTCCAATCGCTACCGCCGTATTAACTCCTAACCCGCCAGTTGGCTGATCATTTGTTGCGTCAAGCGGAGCACTTTGATACACCTGCCCTGCGATAGTGGCAGTACCGCCGTTTTTGAAGTACCGGAACCCTCGTCCGTCTATTGTCTCAGCATACGTTCCCAAAGGAAGTTGCTGAGTTGTAGAGTCCTTTCGCAAATCCTGTCCAGTAACCTGTAGAGGACCCGCTAATTGAGTCTGCATAATTGTATTTAATTAGTTAATAATTTAATCTGTATCAACGTACCAGATATTTGTGCTCGAACCGATATTTACTGCGGAGGGTACTTGGTCTACTCCTGTACCGTTGTACAACCTCATAGTAACGAATCCTGCAGTTGAGGACGCTTTTGCAGATATAATATCCCATCCACTCGCGTTTAGACTAAGCGCCGTAGTTTTAGTTGATGTTGCTAGTTGAGCAAATACTACATCTCCTGACGCAATACCTGTTACCGCACAATCAATCTGGATACTAGAAGTTGCAACCACTGAAACGTCACCTTCTGGTGCACGAAAGTCGCAAGTAGTAGCTTTTAGTTCAGCGTTGTCTGAACCATTTGCACCAATCTGAAAGTTCTTTTCGCTGTAATACCCTCCGTTATACTGAACATAGGGCATATAGTTTTCAGCAAGAAGTCCTCCTGCCGCTCCTAAACTGTCTTTAGGAGGGAATTTTGGAATATCTTGTACAGGACTCGTCAACACGACTACAAGAGCACCTATGGCAATTAGCACTGCACCTACTGAAATGAATATATTTTTCATGTGATTTTGATTAGTTTATAATCACATTAGACAGATGTAATTCCGGTAAGTTTTGCGTGCCTTTTGAAGTTTCGAGAGATAAGTTCTCCGCCAAGATAGATATGACCCACAACCGATGCTGAGTTTGTCGGTTTAATCCATCCTGACCACGAAAATCCGAGACCTTCAAGCGAGGAATAATCGTTACCTTCAATATCTTGAGATCGATATTTAATAGCTTCAGTCATTGCCATTGGAAGACCATACCAATCAATAAAGTCCTCATTGACAAAATACATTACGCCTGATGTAGATTTCTCATCTGCAAGAATAGGAAATCCTTTGAAGAAAAGACCAGTAAATCCAGTACCTCCTACCATTCCTGTTCCTACTTTACCGAGATTGCCTGCCGCCTTCATCATTGAGACATCTTTTGCGATTCGCTCTTGTGGTTGAAGAAGTTGCTCATAAAGCGAGAAAACCGCTTCTGTTGTCAAACCAATAGTAGGTTTCTGTGCGCCTGACGACGCCGCATTATAGAGCGTTGACATCTTTGCAAGAGAAAGAGTCCCTGATGATGCTGTTACAGTTGATTTTAGAGTTGTGTATGTTGACCGAGACAAAGTACCAATAGTTGTTACATTTGTCGCGTCATCAACAATTGCTTCTAATCCGAGAAAATCTTTACTTCCGTTTCCTGTTCCATCTCCATAGAAGAGAGTTCCAATATCGTCAGCCATATCTTGAGCGGTTGACGCCATCTCAAGTTTAGCCAAATCAATAACTTTCTCTTCTGTGGCATTTGCTGAAAGCTCGTCCAATGGGAGAGCTACCGACATTTGATAGAACTTAGGAACAAATTCAAGATTCACTCGATTGTCTGTTGCTGATGTAGAGAAAGTATCAAATCCTGCAAATGAAGTACCAGTTGTATTCTTAGAATACTTGACTGGGAACTTCATTCTCTCACCAACAAATTTTGATGCTCGTGAAAGCATACGAGTCGCAAATACGTTTCCGTTAAGAATAGTATCTACAACTTTTGGTAACAACTTCGATTGTGTCGTAGTTGTTACGCGAGTTCCAAGTGCGCTCATTTTTGAAGTGTTAGTTTATAAATTTCCCCATGACGTTCGTCGTAATTCATTAGTCGTCATGTAATCTTTTGGAGGTTTTTCTCCTCCTGTTGTCTTTGTAGTAGTATCAGCGAGTATTTTACGAGCGTCTGAATGAGAAGTATCAGGTTTTCCTTTTAACATCTCATGAATCTTATATCCTTTCTGAAAATCGAAATTATTGTTTTCGTCAGTAGGACGGTAATCAAGCATTGTTTTTATAAGCTCATTTCGGTCAAACTTTTTTCCTTCGTCTTCAAGTTTCTTAACCTCATTATCTACCCACTTATTCCATTTCGTTGTTTCTTCTAATGCTTGGCGTTGATACTGTTCCTGACGTTCAATAACTTTCTTTTCGATTTCCTCAGTTCGAACTTGCTCATACTCACTGTACTTCTGCCACGCTATCTCGTTTTCTCCATATAATTCCCGAAACCAATCAGGTATATCTGTTGATTCGGTCTTTTTGGAGTAATCTTCTTTGAAAGCGGCGAGTTCTTGAATAATTTTAGTATTCTCCTCGTCTCGCTCTCGTAACCTATCTAGCTCGGTTTCTCTTTCGATCCACCGTGGATGCTTATGAAAAGGCAAATTATCTTCGGGAGTACTCTCGCCCTCCTTTGGCTTGTCCTCTTCTGGTTTGGTTTCGGGTAGCGACTCCGGTGGAGTTTCCTTCTCCATGTCCTTGAAAGGATCTGAACCCTCTGTGGGGACATCCGCTAGAATTTCTTTTAATTCCATATATTTACGCAGGGGTTTTTAATGGGAACTCCGAGCAAACCCTTAATAATAATTATTTAATAGATTTCTTCATAGCTTCCATCATTTTATACTGTGTGTATTCAGAATCCATATTCGTACTTCCTTCACGTTGCATTTCTTTGAATTTTCGTCTTTCTAACACTTTTTCTCGCGCTTTATCATATCGTTCACCTAGTACTTTGTTAAATCGCCGTACGGGAAACGAGACCATATCTGACATAACTTCTGTTACTTTGTTTCGGTTATCTCGCATATCGTTTCAGTGCTTTTTCTTGACCAACCTTATTTGGCAATGCTTTTATTGAAGATGTTTTTGAAGCAAATTCCTTTGCAATTTTAGGATGACGGGCAAACATATAACGTGCTTGAGCTTTACTTTTGAACGGCATTATCGTACAGGCGTGGTTACTTGTTTAACAAGACCTTGTAAAAGAATCTTCTGTTGATCTTGAGTATTTTGTTGTTGCGACCTTTTTTGTTCTCCTTCTTGTTGCTGTTGGACTTGCTGTTGTATCTGTTGTTGTTGTTGAGCTTGTTGAATAGCCATTTGTTGCTGTTGTTGCGCTTGTAAGTCAGGAAATAATGCTATAGGGTCTGCTTTCCATAAGAATAAGTTCTTAGCGGCCTCACGGGGATTTGGAAATTCTAGACGATCAAAGAATGTAATTGGATCAATACCTTGTGCACCCCATAATTCTATTGCTTCATTTCGTTTGTTAAGAGGATCGTGAGGTATCATTGACCCTTCTTTTACTCCGATTGAAAGTTTTAAATCTCCAAATTCGCTGTTTACTAGTTGAATATATTCTTGAGTCCGTTCATTGCCGAGAACTGCGGCAAAATGTGGTTCGTCATAGTACACATACATCAGTTGAACAAACCAATTGAATACTTTATCTGAAAACTGTTCGAGATATGTTGAAACCCCGCCACCAATCCGGTCTGAATCTTGTCCTTTAATAATTAGTTTCCCTCTAACTGTTTGTTCGTTTACTGTTCCTTGAGGAGTAGAACCACGCGTACCAAAGATATTACGTAACTCATTTCGGTAGTCAAGCAACGATTCATACACAAATGAAGGCAAAGGTTCTCCTGAGTCACGTTTGATTGAATCGTTTACGTTACCTGTCGGAACCCATATTGCACCACCCCCTCGTAATGCTTTTGACGCCTTATTAGCTTGTTCTTCAGTAAACGCTTCTCCTGATACTATCAATCCGCCATTTGTATTATCGGCGTTTCTATCAATCTGTAAAAGACGTTTATTGATTAAATCTTGTAAACTAAGGTTTTGTTGGACTAAATTAGTGTCGTCATGCGGATGTTTCCCAAGATTAAAGATTGAAAGAAATACATATGGTTTTTTACGGTTTTTGAAGTGATTTCGCCCAGGCACTGTTTGTGTTTGAGGTTTTCCTGTCTCATCAATAGGCGGTTGACCGGTAAAAGGGTCGGCAGGGAGAGGTTGTTCAGTTTCATAATTCCAATGAGGATTCTTATTTTTTGCGAGAACTTCGTCTTCTAATGTCCAAAACACATAGTCATCAGTTGTCCACATCACATATTGAACTTTGGTTCCCATTTTTTCTTTAACTTTGTCTGTAATGAATGCTGTTTTTTTAGGAAACCGAAGAACTAAGTCTGATGCCATATCTTCTAAAAGCTCACCAATGTAATACCCAGTATATTCACATTCCTCTATAGTTGCTTTTGGGTCTAAAATGAGTTTCTGGGGACGTAAAGGAACAGACGTTATATCGTTTTCTTTCATTGACCACCCTACTTTCATAACACCAAGCAAGTACAATGCCCAATATCGCGCTACTTGCTTAACTTTCAAGTTATATGACATCTCATCAGAAATATACATTAGCATCTTTCGTACTTTATCTGCTAATGCGTTTCCAGGTTCAGTGTTATCTGCTTCTACTAATGGGTCGGCTTTTGGACGAGTAGCAATAGGCAAAAATGTTTCTAGTGCCTCAAAAATTAAGTTATCAACGAGCGGTCGGTCTCCTTTTGTTAAAGAAAATTGCTTTCCCAACCAATAATTCTCGTTATCTAATTGTTTTGGTTCTATTAGTTTTTGATATGGTTCCCATTGTTTTATCCAATCACGTTTAAGTTCAATAAGTTCCTCATCTTTCATTGACAACTCAAGTTCAGGAAGCAACGGAGACACAACACTCTCGTCTTCGCCGGAGGTTTTATTAGTTGGATTCAGTAATGAATAGAAACCTTCAAGTAAATTCATTGATTTCGCCAATCATCTAATTCTTCGACTTTGGGATATACGAATCGTGGTTTCCAAGGCATAGTATCGTCTTGTCGTAATTCTGTTGATACTGGGAATATATTTTGTTCTCCTGTAAAGATTTTACCACCTTCATTTTTGAATCTATCCATTCCTACTCGCCAATATAGCGAAGCATGACACCAATGATCCATTCCATTTGACGACTCCCAGCTAAATTGTGGTACTCCTAAACTATCTAATTCAACTATTTTGTAAAGTGTATCCCAGTGGCTTTGAAATTCTGCCCAATCGTCTTGTGTTCCTTGTAATGGTATTTTCTTATTAGCAAAGTCGTCTATAACCATTTGTAATCCCCGATTTCTATCTACGATAACATTCCCCGCTTCCTCGTTTTTACCCCATCGGATAAGCTGAAATGTCTTTCTATCTCGCGCGTAGTGGCATAAAAATACTCGTCCTGGATACTTTTCTCGTAACCGTCTTGGTTCAGTTAAATCGGGTAAGGCATCAATAACCGCAATACTTCTTTCATACTTTGCCAAAAGCGACTCAATCTCTTTCCAATCATTTGCGATCCCTGCATAGAAGATTCCTTCTTTATTTCCGAGTACGTAATGCTTTTTGAGCCCAGAGTCACAACCAATGACAATACGCTCTTGGGAATTAATATCATTAGTGCAGTTACGATAAATAATATCAGGGGTGACTTGATTTCCTTCACCAACATATGGGAGACCCAAGACGAAATTTGAGAAGTATTCTGCTGATTTAGTTTCATGATATTTGATTATTTCCTCGGCAGTAATCCATGGTGCCATTAGAAATGAAATCCAATAGCCAGAAAATTCTTTATCACGATATTTACGAACCCATCGTCCTACTCGTCGTTCCTCGTTACTTAGTAAATGCTTACAATACTTGCATATAAAACATCGTTTGATACTGTCAATACTTTCAGGCCATGATAAAAACTGTTCTTTGTAGCAACTGTTACAGGTGATAAACCAATGTTTTTGGTCTGATTTCGCCCAGTATCTTGACACTCCATTTCCTTCAACGCTTGGGTTTGAAAAGTGCCATTCCCATTTGTACTGTGAATGTTGGAGTCGTGAAGCGTATTGCTGGATGACATCTTGTTTTGAACGGTCTTCTTCGTCATAAATGTTTAGGTCTGAGGAAACAGCAAGTGCGGCGCGTTCCCCCCATGTTCCTCGATAATAAATAACATTATCTCCGACTTGTTTTTGTTCAACTGCGTCTTTTTCTTTAACATAATCTAGTAAAATAGGATTTTGTGTTATAATTCGATTAACTTTGCCTCCTACAAAATCGTGCATATCAGAAAACGAAGGCATTGTATAGATTATATCAAGTTTCTTGTGTTTGGCGAGAAAGAATGATTTCAATATCGCCATTGTTGAAAATCCAATCTGTGCGGCTTTATAACATACTAGTTTTGGTGAAAAATCTCTATAGATATCATATAAGAATAAATGGTCATAAAAATCTAGTACTTGGCCAAGCTCATTTTTTATCTGATACTTCCGTAGCCATCTGATTATTGATGATTCGTTTTCCATCGAGTAACAACTTTCTTACTTTTTCTTCATATTCTTTATCAAGTTTTGCTAATTCTTTGTTATCTATTTTCATATCTACATTCAAAGTTCTTGATTCTGTTTTTTCAACTGGTTTGAATCCTGCTCTATCCATAATATCTTTAGATGCAACATAACTAACCATTTCTGATTTTGCTTTTTGAGATAGATGGAATATCTTACTTTCTGCTTGTTCTGCGTGGTCTGCGAGATATTCTTGTATCTTTATTCTTCTTAAGTTTTGAGAAGATATTGCTCCTGCAGAATTTTCGCTTGTTGTGTCATAGTTCATCAATACGGCTTTTGTTCCATTTCCTGTATCTAAATAATCTTTGACAAATCCTTGTTCTTTTTTAGTTAATCGTGTGGCCATGAATACTTTTATATGATTTCCATAATACTTCTAATCCGTCATGTTCTCCTGTGAAATCGTTTATATCAATTGCTTGATAGTATTCTTTGTTTCCATTAGTAAAATCTGGTTTTCCCTTCATAATCCATCTGCCATCATACAAAATTGGTTTTTCAAATTCTAAAGAATCTAAAATTTCTTTCTCAACATAATTCTTAGTTACCCCAACACTGTTAGGTTTTACAAGTTTGATTCTATTTCCTTCTTTGACATTTTCCATTCTTTTTCTAATGTTTTAGTTCCGTGAGCTTGAATAAAGTTCTTATTGATTGTTCCGTCTTTTTTCAATGGCTGTAATAGATCTTTAGCAAACAGATTTCGTTCTACGTTAGTTTTTCTTGTCCATCTGCCGGGAATCTCATGCTTTTCTTCTATGTAACAATATCCACATGTACCATAAAATCGTTGTTCAAAAGAAGTTATTTCATTCTTGCATTTTTGGCATTTCATCTTTTAACGAATCAACCCAATTTTCTAATTCTTCTGATTCAGGTTCTAGAATAGCGCCTTTTTGTTTTAACTTTGATTGTATTTGTCTTACTTGGCGTTCGGCTTTTGGAATTGTCCATACACCAATGAGAACGAGTATCAACGCTCCTATTAACCCTGTAACAATTCCTAGTAAGTATTCAATCATTGAATTGTAATTTGACAGTACTCAGAATCATTTGCTGTTTTGTTTGCTTCTAAAGAAATAATATCTTTATCATTTTCAATGATAGACGCTTTTTGTAGCCGGACTTCTGATGATTTTATTCTGTCATTATAGGTCTTTCCTCCTTTCATAACAAACTTGACTTATTTACTCTTTCGTGATTTAGTTTCTACCACCACTTTGACTTACCTACGGGCTTTTTTGCTTCTACTAACTTTTCTAAAAACTTTGAGTATTCGACATTAAGCTGCCGCTGAACCTGTCTAGCGTCTTCCAAAACCTTTACTCTAGTTTCAAAACCTTGTAAATATGGTTCTATGACGGTCTTTTCCAATTCTTTCAACCGTGCTTTTAATTCCTCGATAGAGGTTTCAATGGCTATGATTCGCAGTTGTGCCCGACTTTCGGGATCAAGTTGAGTTGAATCCATAATAACACGAGAATTAGGTATTTTTATAATATATTACTCTATAAAAAAATCAATGTTTAGAGGTGTTGAAATCTTTTTTTATGCTTTCTTTTTCTTTCGTGTAATTTCCGATATTCTTCCTGTCTTTTCAGATTCTTATATCGCTTGCAATTAAAACACGTTGCTTTTCGGGTCTCAATAACCCGTTTGACGATATTCTCGCAGTATTGGCATTTTAA